TATTCAGGTCAAGGTGAAAGAGCGTGAGCGCGGCTGGAGCGCTGATGGCTGTGCCTGTGGGGGGTATTACTGATGGCTCGCCCAAGCAAGTACACCAAGGCGCTGGCAAAGAGGATCTGTGACCGCATCGCAGAGGGTGAAAGCCTTATCCATATCTGCCGGGATGCAAAGATGCCGGCCCGGTCAACCGTTCTGAAGTGGCGCGGTGAAATCCCTGAGTTTTCGGACAAATACGCACACGCGTATGAGATGGGTGCCGACAAAGCCTTCGAGGAAATGGAAGAGATGGCCGCCACTGCGACGCCGGAAACGGTTCAGTGTGTGAAGCTGCAGCTGGATGCGCGCAAGTGGACGCTGGCCCGCAAGATGCCCAAGAAGTACGGCGAGCGGCAGCAGATTGACCACGCGAGCCCAGACGGCTCCATGACGCCGCAGCCGACCCGCATTGAGCTGGTGGCGCCCGGTGACCACGGCAAGAGTTGAGCTTCCGCCCAAGCTGATCCCTGTATTTGTGGGCGCTGCCCGTTACCGTGGCGCGTATGGCGGTCGCGGCTCCGGCAAGTCCCGGGGTTTTGCTTTGATGGCTGCCATCCGGGGCTACGCCGAATCCCTGCGCATACTGTGTGCCAGAGAGCTGCAAAACAGCCTGAAGGACTCGGTTCATGCTGAGGTTGTCGCGGCTATCCACTCGGAAGACGAGAACGGCAACCTGCTGTATCCATGGCTGGCCGACTTCTACGAAATCGGCGAAAGCTTCATTCGCGGAAAGAACGGCACTGAATTCCTTTTCAAGGGCCTTCGGCACAACTACCAGCAGATCAAATCCACCAGCGGGGTAAATATCTGCTGGGTGGAAGAGGCCGAAACGGTATCAGAGCAAAGCTGGAAGAATCTGGCGCCAACAATTCGCGCGCCTGGCTCTGAAATCTGGCTGACATGGAACCCAGAGAGCGAGGACAGCCCGACCCATAAGCGGTTTGTTCTGGATCCGCCGGCAAACAGCAAAATTGTCAGGCTCAACTACAACGATAACCCGTGGTTCCCGCCGGAGCTTGAGGAAGAGCGCAAGAACGACCTGCGCCGTGACCCGGACTATTACGCGCATATCTGGGAAGGCGAGTGCGTAACCCGCACCGACGCCCAGATACTGGCAGGTAAGTGGGAGATTCAGGACTTTGAGCCCGGCGAAGACTGGGACGGCCCTTATTTCGGGCTGGACTTCGGGTTTGCCAACGACCCAACGGCGGCAACGAAGAGCTGGATTCACGATGACTGCCTCTTTATTGAGTACGAAGGTGGCGATGTAGGCCTGGAGCTGGATGACACGCCGGCTTTCCTGCGAGAGCGGCTACCAGGCATCACCCAGCACACGGTTCGCGCAGACAATGCCCGACCTGAATCCATCAGCTTCCTGAAGCGCCACGGACTGCCCAGGGTCATCTCGGTCAAGAAGGGCAAAGGCAGCGTAGAGAGCGGCATTCAGCACCTGCGCAGCTACCGGAAAATCATCATCCATTCGCGATGCGAGGAAACAGCACGGGAAGCCAGGCTGTATTCCTACAAGGTGGACCGCCTCACGGGCGATGTGCTGCCGGTCATCGTTGATCTGAACAACCACTACATCGATTCCGTTCGATACGCCCTTGAGCCGCTAATCAGCCAGGGCATGAGCGGCATGCCTGGGGCGCCGCCGCCACCAAAGCCGGACCCCCTGGAAGACTACACAGACGACGACTTTGAGGCAGATGACTCGTGGAAAATGGCGTAATCACCGTTGAGCAGCTGAAGAAGCAGTTCGGCGAATTTGAAGATACGACCAGTGACGCCCGGGCTCTATCTGAAAAATGCCGCGACTATCGTGACCTGAAGCAGTGGACGCCGGACCAGATGGCCGAGCTGGCCCGGCGCAAGCAGGCGCCGCTGGTTATCCCGAAGATTCCCGAGAAAGTGGATTTCCTGGTGGGTCTTGAGCTTCAGCAGCGCACCGACCCACGGGCATTGCCGCGCACCCAGGAGCATGAAGGCGCCGCCGACGCGGTCACCGATGCCTTGCGCTATGTGGCACACAACACCGAATTCGACCAGACAGCGAGCGACGTGTTTGAACAGGGCTTGCTGGTGGAGGGCTATGCCGGCTGCATCATTGAGCCGGTGCTGAAGAAGGACACGCAGTCCGGCGAAGACCGGGTAGAGATTGAGATCAATTTCTTGCCGTTTGACCGGGTGTATTTCGACCCGGCAAGCCGTCAGCGCGACTTCAAGGACGCCACTTATGTGGGCCTGGTCGCCTGGATGGACATGGCCGAGGCAAAACAGCGATACCCGAATAAGGCCGACGAGATAGCCTCTCTGCAGGAACAGTGCGCCGGCACGGACACCTTCGAGGATAAGCCAAAGTGGCTCGACAAGGGCCGCAAGCGGGTAAAGGTCTGCCAGCACTACTTCAAGCATGAAGGCGTGTGGCATGTGGCTCACTTCACTGACGGCCTGTTCCTTATGGATGCCAAGCCTTCGCCGCTGCTGGACGAAGCTGGCGAGCCGGAATGCCCCATTGAGCTGGTGCACAGCTACATCACCCGGGACGGTGAGCGATACGGCCTTGTGAATTCCCTGCTTGGCCTGCAGGACGAAATCAACCATCGCCGCTCCAAGGCGCTGCACATGCTGTCCACGCGCCAGCTGCACTACGAGCAGGGCGCACTGACGAACCCGCGAAAGACTGCTGATGAACTGAAGAAATCGGACGGCGCTGTAGAGTTTCCCCCGGGCACGCTGTCCGAAGGGCGGGCCCAAGTGCACAGCAATATGGATCTTGCTCAGGGACAGGCGCAGCTACTGCAGGACGCCAAGCAGGAAATGGACCAGCGCGGCGCCACCAGCCTGGTGCAGGACATGAGCCGGGGCGATCTGTCTGGCTCTGCCATCACCCGCATTCAGAAGATGGGCACCATGCAGATGGGCCGCCTGTTCGATGCGCACCGGCACTGGAAGAAGCGCGTTTACCGCCAAGTGTGGAACCGCGTAAAGCAGTTCTGGGATGAAGAGCGGTGGATTCGGGTTACCGATGACGAAGACAAGCTGAAATGGACCGGCCTTAACACGCCGGTAACGGTCGGCGAGGCGCTGAAAGAGAAGGCCCAGGAAGGTGATCAGCAGGCCCAGGCCATGCTTCAGCAGATGGTTGCCACCCAAGATCCGCGCCTGAATCAGCAGTTCGAAGTGCGCAACAACGTGGCCGAAATGGATATGGATGTGGTCATGGCCGAAGCGCCGGACACGCTGACCATTCAGCAAGAACAATTCGAGACCCTGGCCGAGCTGGCCAAGATGTACGGGCCGGAGAAGGTGCCGTTCGAAATCATGCTGGAACTGTCCAGCCTGTATGGCAAAGAAGCCGTGAAGGAGAAGCTGAAAGGCGACCCGCAGCAGGCCCAGGTACAGGCGCAAATGGCGCAAATGCAGCAGCAGATTCAACAGATGATGGTTCAGCTCGAAATGGCCGACAAGCAGGCCGACATTGCCAAGAAGCAGGCCGATGCACAGAAAACGCAGGCCGAGACAGAGCAAACGAACATCGAAAACGCCATTGCGTCCGCATTCCCGGACGTGAAGCCGAACGTGAATATCTGACAACCAGTTAACCGCATGAAGAGACCCGCCTTTTGGCGGGTTTTTTTATGCCCCGACGCCGGGGAACGGGCGAGAGCGGACGACGCGCTTTTCGGTCGAGATGGAGAGTGATGTGGAAGACCAAACGAGTCTTGAGGATCTGTTGAGCGACAAGGAACTGCCGGAATCCACTGAGGAGACTGAGGAGACCGACACCACGGGCGAGGAAGCCAGCACGGAAGAGGCCACGACCGACACCGAGCAGGAAGCCGAAAAGAAAGACGATTCGACGCCGGAATCGAAAGCTGAGCAGAAGACCGAGGACGAAGAAGGCCCTGAATCCTGGACCAAGGCAATGGGTATTGCCGAGCGGAAGAAGCGCCAGGCGGCTGAAAGCCGGGCTGAGCAACTTGAGCAGAAGCTTAAGGAGCTTGAAGTCGGCGGGCAGCAGCATGACGAGCTGAAGGCCGACTGGTACGCCGATCCAGAAAAGGCCGCGCAGGCCATGCAGCAGCAGCTGTCCCAGCAAGCGTTCAACACGAAGCTGGAGCTGTCGCAGGACATGATGCGCGGACAGTTTGAGGACTATGACGATCTTGAAACCGAGTTCGTTGACCTTGCCAAGCAAGACCCTCGACTGATTCAGGAAATGCAGCAGGCGCCCAACCCGGCCCGCTTTGCTTACGAGACTGCCAAGAAGGCCCGCGACTACGAAGCCATGAAGGACGTGGATTCGTACAAGGCCAAATTGGAGCAGGAAATCGAAGCCAAGGTGCGCAAGGAACTGGAAGCCGAGCAGCAGCAGAAGGCGGAAAAACAGCAGCGCAAACGCGATGCCATTGACCCGTCCCTGGCCTCTTCAACGTCCAATGGTCTCAAGTCCGACGACTACGCTGGCCCCACACCTCTCGACGACATTTTGAACGGCTAAGTGCGGCCTCTGAGCCGCTTTCGACTATTCCTGAGAGGTAATTATCATGGCTGAGACAACTATCAGCACAGCAAACCGCGTGAAGCAGTGGGACGACAAAGCACACCTTGAGTACGTTCGCGCCAACCGCTTCAAGCCCTACATGGGCACCAACGAAAACGCCATCATCCAGGTGAAAGAAGACCTGACCAAGAAAAAGGGTGACGCAATCACTCTGCCTCTGGTCGGCGCCTTGGACGCCGCAAGCGGCCCCAACGATGGCTCCAGCGATCTGGTGGGCAACGAACTGGCTTTGCCGAACGATGGCCACCGCATCAGCGTTAGCGTGGTTCGTAATGCCACCCTGGTGAACGTGGAAGAGGAGCAGGCTTCCCCGATCAGCATCCGGAACGCCGGCAAGACCGCGCTGAAGGATCTGCAGATGCGTTACCTGCGTAACGACATCATCACCGCGCTGGGCAGCATCGACGGCACCGCTTATGGCTCTGCCACTGCGGGCGCCAAGAACGACTGGCAGGACAATAACAGCGACCGTGTGTTGTTTGGCTCTGAGAAGGCTAACTTCACCGCTGGTGACCATGCCGCATCCTTGGCCAACATCGACGCGACCGACGACAAGTTGACCCACGGCGTTGTTTCCCTGCTCAAGCGCATGGCGCAGACCGCTACCAACGTGAACGGCGATGGCATCCGTCCGGTTCGCTACGGACAGGACAACGAAATGTTCGTCATGTTCGTGGGCAGCCTGGCATTCCGCGACCTGCGCGAAGACATGATCAGCAACGGCTACTGGCAGGATGCGCTTCAGCGTACCAAGTCCAACCCGCTGTTCTCTGGTCCGACTTCCATCGAGTGGGATGGCGTGCTGGTTCGTGAAATCCCGGAAATCGGCGTTATCTCTGCCGCTGGTGCCGGTACTCCGGCCATCGATGTGGCACCGGTGTACCTGTGTGGCTCTCAGGCCCTGGGTGCAGCGTGGGCAATGCGCACCAAGACCACCACCCGCAAGGAAGATGACTACGGCTTCCGCTACGGCGTGGGCTTCATGGAGCTGCGCGGCGTCGAGAAGCTGCAGTACGGCCAAGGCGGTTCTTCTGCCAAGGACTGGGCTGTTGCAACCGGCTTCGTGGCCGCAGTCGCTGACGCTTAATGCACCTACCAGTGGGCACGGGGACGGTTACGGCCGTTCCTAAGGCTGGCAGCGCCTCCATCCGGCGGGCGCTGTTCGGTCAGCTCTACGACATTCCCGAAAGGGAGGCGCCGGAAGGGTATTGGGTGGCGTTTGTGCGCCACCCTCTCGCCCGCCTTGTTTCCTGTTATCAGCACTGGATCGTGAATGCCTTCCACCACCGTATGGCGGTGCACGGGCTCACCCAGGGTATGCCGTTTGCCGACTTCGTGAAGGCGGTGGCGGAAATCCCTGATGCCGATGCTGATATGCACTTCAAAAGCCAGTTTGCGCTGATCGATGGCCAGCCTGATTACATCGGGCGCGTTGAGACCATCGGGCAGGACTGGAGGCACGTTCAATCCGTGTTCGGCGTGGGGCCCATCGGTCACCACAACCGGACAGATCATGCCGGCTGGGAATCGTTCTACTGCCCAGAGCTGGCCACCATCGCGCTGGAACGCTACCAGCAAGACATGGAGAACTACTATGCAGGTCACCTATAAGGGTGCTTCCGAGGCGGTCACTTTTGACGGCGTGGAATTCCCCAAGGGCCAGGCAGTTGAGTACACCGGCAGCCGTGGCGAGAAGCTGAAAGCCAACCGTTTCTTCGAAGTAGCC